ACCGAGACCCTCCCCACCCTGGTGATCGGTTCAGCCTTTCGTGAAGTCAAAGAATACGAAGGGAACCCCAATGTCTCTTATTGGTTCTATGCCAACGAACCAAAGGATACAGATCGTATCATCAGACCAATGTTGAAATCCCTCGCCTCCCGTGCTAATGCTCTCGCCAGGAAGTCCCAAATCAAATTCCGGGACAGATCGTTGGCGCACCAGAACGTCTTGACGTGTATCGCAAGGGTACAAAGCCAAGGTTATATCTCGTTACCAGAGTGGCGTTCTTACTTTCCAAAAGTGCGCTTCCCGGTCAACAGCACTGAGGCCATGCACACACTTCTGAGACTTAAAACCACTCAGAACCCAACCGCTTGTTCCATGACCAAGGACGCGAGATTCCTACGAGTTGAATCAGTTTACGACCTCCTCAACACTTACAACAAGGTTGTTGCTGACCCGAAGTCCTCTGAACCAGGAAAATCCACCCACTTCAGGCAATTCACTTGGGGACCGGATTACAAGATAACTGATCAAGACAGGAGACCTTACCGTGGAGTGTTGCACGATGTTGGGTACTCCTTTGATGATGCCACCTGGTTCAAAGTTTTCGAGACAACTGGTATCACCGTGGCCGATGGTTACATGTTCTGTCCACACCGTCTACACTTCCCAGACATGGTTCCTGACCCAACCTACACAATCACTTTGGTTGAAAATCAACCATTAGTGAACCCTCTCGCTGCATGGTGCCATAACGACGATCACTGGAGACAACCTGTGCACACTGTCGCAAGGTTGACTTTCAACGGTGACGATGGTAATGGCTACGAAGAGGACCTGCAATCCTGGAAATCATACCTAAACAGGCGCGTGATGTTCAACAAAGATCAGGACAAAGGATACGCCCTACTACTGGATATACTTGAGAGGCAAGGTGATTATATCATATATCGTGTTTGTAAAGTCACCACCCGTATATCTGTACCATGGGTTATCCAAGTACCTGTTGAGCAACATTACGTCAAAGTTTTTGATGTACTCGGGCACTGCAAATCCTTCTCAGCCCCAGATTCGATCGGACCATCAGAAAGGAAATATCTATCGGTCCTCAAGAGCGAATGGCAAGAGTTGATGCTTTATATTGGACGTCAGAACCCATCCAGTGTCTGTTACCACCTGGTACTAACCTCGGCTTATAGGAAAGCATTTGCGATACTCGAGGCGCACGATACCAGCAAACGCTGGAAAGTCAACCCCGAGAATTTGCAGTCTGTGGCCCTGGCCGCTCTTCTCTACCATTCTTCCCTGCAGAACGATCTCGATGCGACACTCTCCAACTCTCAGACACCATATGCTTTGGAGTTGAGAAACATGATCAAAGACGCTCTTCTTGTAACATGTGGTTGCACGATAGCTCGTTTGAAAGAGATCATCGGCGTTAACATCCCTCTGATCACTTACCCTGACCTAGAGGAGCACTTCTACAATTCGTATGATGCCATCGATTCCTGTGGAAATTCAACGCTACCAAATACTGTGGACACCCACCTTGATGTGTCAATAGCGATATTACCAGGCTCTGACTCTGAGAACATCAGTTGTCCTGTCTGCAAATCGTTGTTCCCTATATCTCAGATGGGCCAAACGGTATCTTGTGCTTGCGTGGAGGATTCCTCATGGGAATTCGTGTTGTCGAATGATGACAGATCTGCTCTTTCTGCCCGTCTATCCCAGCAAATCTCCGAACACTCAACGAATGCTGATTCTGTTGGGTTACACAAAGTTCTGACTAATGCCAGAGCTGCTCTTCCTGTCCTACCAATCACATACAAGACGAATGTTCTTGTGTTCACAGGAGGGCCCGGTGTTGGAAAGACCCGTATAATATCCACTCTACGCACTAACAAAGATGACCTGGTAGTCGCCCCTTACGACCTTTCGGCTGCATACAGGAATTCACCAGCTGATTTCATGACGCATCACAAAGCTCTTGCAAATCAAAAGATTTATAAGAGAGTGATAGTAGATGAATTTCAGTCAATGGATATGGATCTATTAACAGTCATCTTGTCCAAAGCACAACCGCAAGTCGTTGAACTCCATGGAGATCCTAAGCAACCAAACATTCTTGAAAACCAAGGAGAAGGCCGTTCTATTGTGCATCATGTCTTATCCAAGAAAGATTTCACGACACACACTTACGGTCTCAGTTATAGGTGCACACTTTCCTCCACGTGCATTCTTAACAATGTGTTTGGTTACGACTTGACTACTAATTCTGATACAATAGATGATATTGTACTAACACCCTTCGATTCTACTTGGTTTGAAAGACACCCGACAGTGCCTGCAATATCCTTTGATGCCAAGACTGTCGCATCTATGCTCGGCACGACAAAGAATCCCAAAGCCTCCGTGCGATCAGCCACTGGTTCGACGCACGAAGAACTGGCTCTGGTGGTAAGGAATGAAGATCTCGGGCTACTGAAGGTGGATTCTCTGGCCATAGTGGCAATCTCCCGTCACACGAAACGTTTGTACCTCATCTATGAGACTGAAAACGTCCGTGCGGCACTTGTCTCTCGCTTTTCTCTGGAAAAAATTCCGGAATGGTCCAAGAACCCTCCGAGAACCCAGTCTAACCCAGATTCCCAGTCTTCTAGGTCCCAACTTCTTGATGACATCACCACCACGTTTCATCAACCCCTGCACCCAGATACTGACGGCTCTTTCAAATCTCGCTGTGGTTTTTCTTATGCATGTGGGTGTTTCTGCCAGCTTCCTATGCACTCCACTCCCTGTGATCACAATACCCCTTCAGTATGTGAAACCCACTCCCCAGTCATGTGTGAATTCTCTTACAAATGTGGTACCAAATGCAACAAGACCATATTTCCTGGTCACGACCATACATCTTGCAACCAGAATTCCCAATCTGTCGCTTGTAACATTTGTTGTCAATTTGTACATGTGTGTAAGCATCAATGTCTAATCCCAGTGTCAACACCTCATTCTCACTCCTCTGTTTGTAGATTGTGCAATCCACATCAAATACTTGTGCCCACAGGAGCTCAATTCCCTGAACACGTAGTAGATTATCCCGCACGTTTGTACTATCCTGACTCTTCAAATGATCCTATTCCTCTACAACCATCTTACCAATACCATGACACTAGAGGCGATGGTGATTGCATGTATCACGCCATGTGTGAATCTTTCAAGTTAATAAATCGTACACATGGTACTGCCCTCCCAGTTTCCGCTCCCACCTTGAGGATGTTGTTGTACAAATCTTGTGCTCAACTTCCCTACCTCAAGGATTATGCGAATTCGTTGTTCTCGTCTCTGGGTCCTAACGGTTTGCAAAAACACATGGCGGGTGTGGCCGGAAAAGAATGGGGCACGGATCTTGATCTCCAGCTCATCTCTTCTATCTTCAACGTCTCCATCCGCACCGTTGACTTACATGTAGAACGCGTGTTCTGCAGAGTCAATGTGAAACACGCCTGGGCAGGCGCTGCTCGTCAATATAGACGGTTTACGGCGTTATCCCAAGTACACATTCTACCTTCCGGTTCTTCCTCCTTTGTGTCGCAACCAATAGTCTATATTGGTCACCATGGTGCACACTTCTCCCACCTTACCCCCTGGTCACCTCCAGAAAGCCGGGTTAAAACTCGTGTACCAGAACCTGTTGGAGTCGCCCAGAAATCTGGATCTGAAAAGACCAAAGAAAATCCCCTGCCCGTCGCTCCTCCTATCACGTCTGACACCGTAACGGAAACCAAGTCGATTCCAAAGACTGTGGTCCAAGATGAACCTGTGGATACCAAACCCGAAAATGTTTCAGTTGTGGCCCATCCCACGGTAGATCTAAGCACTACCAAAGATGAGGTAGTTGTTAATACAACCACTGCCACGACTTCGACAGAGGTAGAAGACCAACCGAGCCCGTGTGATGTATCGATAGATACAAAAATCGGACCACAAGAAGACTTGTGTGATACCGAATCCCACGATGTGCCCACGGTAATGACCCCAAAGTTGTCTTCGGGCGAAGTGTTCTCCTTTCCCTCTCTTTCTAGTGAACTCCCTGGTACATTTAAACCACCTTCTTGCACACCCGTACCCTACACACCAACCAAACTCACACGTGATAACATGGTAAAACCCCTGTCTCACGCACTGTCTTCCATCCTGCGCCATAATATTACCAAGCTCAATTTGGAGGTCGATGGAGCTGGTTACGTACCTCTCGACCAGGTCCTGTCTTGTAGTTACTCAGTTAGGTCTGGATCAAGATCTGTACCAATCTCGTCCTTCTCCCAAACTGACATAGAAAACGTAGTAGCACACCAACTCAGTGACAAACAACGTTTCGGTTTAGGTAAGTTGGATGGTAAAGTATACATCAAAGCCAATCAGGGGCATTCTGATGTTGAACTGAACCCAAATCTGGCTTACACTACGGTAACCGACTCGGAGTCTGTTCCTATCTGCGTACATGGAACTTACCGTAAGTATCTGCGTCAAATACTAGCCGTCGGTCTGTCACGCATGAACAGAAAAATGATACATTTCGCAACTGGGCTACCAAGTGATAAGGTCGTAAGTGGTATGCGCGGAGATGCTGACGTTGCCATCTATATAGATGTTAAAACCATGCTTGCTGACGGTATACCATTGTATCGCAGTGACAATGGTGTGTTACTTAGTGATGGTATCAATGGCATTTTACCAACTAAATATTTCTCTAGAATCATGGATCTCAAAGCCAATAGGACGATTCCCTTCCCGAAGCAAATAATAGAGGAAAAGTCCATTAGTCCAGAAAAACCTAAGACTAGTTCAGTGACCCAAGTAGAAGTCCACACGGTCAAACCAGTACCCGAAACAGCGACTAGCCTCCCCAAAACTAAGGGTGTTAGTTCGGATGAATCAGCCAAGACTCTGTGGTCTGATGAAGAAATGGATGCCACTCCTGGTTGCCCATGTGAAGCTGATAACTCCCTCGTCAACATATTGTCTGCGATAGGGTATCCTAAAAACCTACTCTTTAGAATATTCCACGATAACCATAGATGTAGAGTTAATGGTCCTTCACTCACGGAATTTGCTACACAAATAGGACAAACACTCGTTGTCACATTTGTTATAGTTAGTAACCCATCCCACCAAAATCAGTCGACTCAGATTCTGACTTCCAAGCGCGTCGTTTACGGAAACACGGGCGCCAAGTTACACCTGAAGTCTCTGATGGATATCAGTGATTCTAATGGTGCCATTTGGTCCCAAGAGGATTCGGACGTGTCTATTAATACTGTCAACTCCTTCTCCGATCTTTCCGAACCTTCGGTCGTAGTGCACCCTGTTAGTTGGTCACGACATGGTATATTAGTGCACGTACCAGCAGATCTTAAATGTGCTTACAATGCGTTGAAGGCTTCCGCCAGAATGTTGGGTGTTGGTCCTCTGTTTGACACCATCTTGAAGAATTTGAAAGACGATGACAAACAGTACAACGTACCTGCCATTAATGAAGATTATCAAAAGATTTGCGACACATTGGATTGTGCAATTAGAATCCACCATGCCTTACCTGATGTAAATTCTCACCTATACACACCCACTGACACATCCACACCTAATTTCACTCTAAATATCGTCATCAAAGACTTTCACGCCCATGCTTTCCTACCGCAGCATCCTAGTTATGATACAACTGTAAAAAGAGCACGAAAAATTGCTGAATGGTATCGTAACTTAGCTGGTGGTCTAACATTGGTACCGAACCCCGGTGTCTTTAACCCCGTACCTCAGTCCTATTTAGATCTAACCACACATTATATAAAACCTGCTGACGAATCTTACCAGGAGATCTCTGTTCCAGACGAGAGGTCTTTCTTTGCCGAGTCTACTGGGATAAGACCTTATGATGGATTTAAACTTGTAGAGGACATAGTTGATGTAAGGTCCAATCTCCAGAGTTCTGCTGAAGAATACGGTTCCCTCACCCCGCTCAATATATCTAATCTCACAACGAAAATGCTGAAAAGTAGAGCTTCTGTCAATGTCCCAAATCTAATTCAACCTCTAAACAAATCAAAAAGACCCCTCCAAGATGAAATATCTAGGCACAGGTACATGCACTCGCAGGGTATTGACTTCCTTGCTAGTTGCCCTGCGCAGGAGTTACGTACCGCTCATACTAGATACGTATCGTCAAAAGGGATCAAACTAACAGCAGCTTCCAAAGCTCTAGCCCGCAAGATTTCTGACAACTTCGCACATAAGTACATGAAAAGAATCAGCGAGGACTCGTGCGAAGAATCTCAAGTCTTGAATGAAGCATTAACCGATGCCATTAAGAAACATTATCCTGAAAGAGTACGTGATTTCGCGACCTTCGATCACAAGCGTATTAACTTCTTCATGAAGGAAATATTTAAGGTCTCGAGATCTCATGATACCGATGCCAGCAAAGCTGGGCAAGGTATTTCAGCATGGGATCCAACAGTAGTAGCGTTGTTTCACACTCTAATGCGTATAATGAGTAGAAGATTTGCGAGATCTCTTAAGCCCAACGCGGTTTTCAATAATAGGTTGACCCAAATCGAACTCATTGAGAAGGTGAAAGTAGCTATGGGCACTGTTCCTAAATCTGCTATAGGTGGATATATGGATGGTACTCAGTTCGACTCTTGCCAGAATGCATTTACTCAGGAAATTGAGAGAAATATAATGATTAGACTCGGAATGCCGCTGGAAGCTTTACAAGCCTACTATCTCATTCGCAATGACTATCTACTCTCTTCTAATACTCTATCAGCCATCATAGATTCCGCCAAGACATCTGGAGAACCAGGCACATTGTTATTCAATACTATATTGATGATGTGCTTGACAGCGTGGTTACTGAAGACGAAGACCATGGATACTCTAATAGTTGGTCAAGGTGATGATTGTTTCATATACGGTATTGGTTTACACCTGGACGAGGAAGAGATCTCAAACGTTGGTAACTTTACAAAAATGAAACTAAAGTGTCAAATTGGAGGGAGAATATCGTTTTGTGGTATGAGCTACTCGAACGGAAAATTCTTCCTAGATCTTGAGCGCAGGTACAAGAAACTTGTTGGTACAACCTTCAAAGATTACCAGCACTTCGCGGAGGTTCAAAACTCTATACGCGACTTTGTACTTGATGTAAAAAGGTCAGATACTGAAGGCATATCTTCCACGATCAAGGCCAATATTCATGTGTCCGAATCACACTGTGATTATATTAGACAGTTCCTGTACCTTCAAGAAGTTTACCACGCCCTAGAGTCTTTGACCCATATAGACGCAAAGCAATTTAGAGCTCACTATACTCCGATAGCAATCTCTCGCACCGAACCTTTTTAATGGCGCCATATTCTATATTGCCCATAGAGTTAACTGCAAATTCAATAGTTAACCTCACAACACACGTTATACAGTCTTTACCACGTCTTACACAACTAATCCTCTTCTATGCCGCCACAGGTGTTGGGAAAACGACCACACTACCTGGTATCCTCTCTAGACTACTTGGTCAACTATATGTTCTAGTCGACACGGTGGCCTTGCGTGATTCCATGCGTATTTACATGCGGAAATTCCCAAAAGCTGTGTATCTCACTAAATTAGAATATATTCTAGAACCCCGTGACGGTTTTATATTAATAGATGAGTCCCATAACACCGATCATCTCACTGTTCATCTTATAAATAGAGTAGCAAAACCCGGGTTTGCATTTCTCACCTCCGCCACGTCCCCAAATGCGTCTGCTGATCCTAAAGCCACACTCTTCCCAATCTCCGAAGTAGTAAACCCTCTATATACCATCCAGAATGTATACGACTGTAAACCCCTTCCCTTCATATCTCCTACGACATCCGGCAAACGTGTTCTTGTCTTCGCCCCAAATGATAGAGACGCAGTTGACTTAGCGTCTATGTATACAGGTATACCCGTGTTTGCTGTTACTTACTCCAATGCTACACAGTTGGTCCCTTCTATCAAATCCACCCGAGGTCCTATACTCATATTTTCATCACCGGTCTTGCAAACTGGATTCACCCTAGATATAGATGTAGTAGTAGATCTAGCCCTGTCTAACACCGTCACATTCACACCGAATAAGAAGGACTCTTCTTATTCCCACATACACGTCAAGCGAGGTCCAGCCACACACCACGAACGTATTCAACGTCGTGGTAGAGTTGGAAGACTCAGACGAGGTATATATGTATCTCCGAATGTTGTGTATGCTCCAGAACAAATCGTCTCTCTTTACTACAAAGCGCTCTATGATTTACTAGCCTACCCTGTAACTCCAAAACTTAAACTACTCTTACAGTCTAAGTATCATCCATCCGTCTTAGAAGACATTGTAGACGATAACGGTAAATTCCTATATAAATCCGCATATGCCACCAACCACGGCTGTGATCCCCAAAAAGAATCACCGCATAACTTCCCGAATTCAGCACCTCAGGTTGGCATTCGCGTCTGGGACCACACCGTCAGTTGGAGTACGATCTACGACGACTTCGGAAAGTCCTAAAATGCAACCATCAGGCAAAACAACGGCGGTACCTGAGACTGAAATGAAGGATTCCATAAACAGTAGAGTTATGGATGGTGACGCTCTCAAGAAAACCGGCACAGAAGTAGTACCCGTTAAAGTAACAGAAGGTACTGACGATGAGGCCGCTCTTGACCCCACCACCATAAGTTCCGCTGTAAGTGCTGGTGTTACTAGTCTTTCTAACATTTCTTTTACAGTAGAAGAACCCCCTAAAACGATTCACCAAAACACCAGGTGTAACGGGATACCTTTAGAAACCTTAACAGAGGCACTCACCCGCGCCATAGTTACAATTCAGAGTGTCTATAAAGATGATAAGCCATCAAACCCCGCAATACTAACCGCAATAGCCTGGCACATAGCTGAGTTCAGGCCCACCCCTAGGACGCACGGTTTCATCTTAGGTGTACCAGCCCAGGATGTTTACAATAGCTTAGTAGGTTCGCAACCCGAAATAACTGTTAGGAGGATAGCGCGAGCTTGGTCATCCGCAATTTCAAAAGTATTACTTTACAAGTCCATGCATCCTGTCCCTGTCTTCACTTCACAAGTCAATGAAATATTTCACAATATGTATGATAAATTAGCTGTAGCCCCTTACTGTTTCGACGGTATAGACCCATCCATAATTCCCGCTCACGTGTCTAGATTGATTGCTGTAGGTTTATCTTATTACAAAAGATCTAAATCTAGTTCTCCTTACTCTTTCCACAACCGCCCTATTAGTATAGCAACTATGACAGAAGATTATAACGGTATACATGCCAGTAGTTAGTTTTACCCCGTCCGAACTTACCTAGGACTCAGACGCGATTAATTAAGATGTACCTAGCGGCTGGCACAATGGCTTATACTGATATCTCCCTCGTTAACTATGCGTCTATGGGGGCTTGGTATGATATCCTAGAGTTCGCGTCTTATCTACGGACGGCTGAGAACTCTGCCTTCGCTGTGCAAACCGTTCGCGATGGTCTTAGAGATACCTTCAACAGTCTCCCTTCCGCACCCCCTTTCTCTTTAGAGTTACGCTTCCCAGTCAACAGTCTTTACGTGTCCCCCTTCAAGGCCAACTGGAACCAGCTAATAGTGCAAATGACTACCGCACTAGCTTACAAACCCGGCTCCAAAGACACCAAGAACAAGACAGTTGATACTACCGACGGGCTGGACACAAATGATGTAACCCAAGCCTTCTTCCAATCGATCAAGGCCATGAAGGAGTTACTGATGCAACCCCCTCCTAACGACGCTATATTCAACCAGTCGAACTTCGAAAGTTTCTTTCACCTCGTTTGGGATCAACCCTAAACAAACCAGCCGTGACCTTGTGAGTGAAGGTCCATGTTA